TGATTCCCGCAATGAGGAGTTGTGCTCCACGTGTGGCAGCCCCACATGCGGTGTAGTGAAAAGCTGCACCTTACAGGTATTTACCTGAGCACAGGCTTGCCGGCTCTGCAGAACCGGCTAGGGAGGGCACCCGGGTGGGGTGCTAATGGCCCGAAGACCTGCCACCCACCGACATCGAAGCAATAGCTCGGGGTCCCGCGCCCACGGCGCATAGGGGGGACCAAAAGAAGCGCTCCACCGCGTGCCATAACTGCGGTAAGGAGGGACACTTCAAGGCCAATTGTCCGATCACGAAGAAGCATTCCAAAACTGGAAATCACCTGAACGACGCTCTTAAGAACGAAGTCGACAGGGCTGATGGGAATGCTATCGCCGCCAAAGAACTGGCTGGTGACTTGCGCGACCTGCGCGAGGAACTGGCTGCGGTGGGCAAGGAAGCAGCGTCCAAGGACGCCGAGGTAGCATTAGCTGTTTCCAAGCTCAGTCTCGTTGAGAAGGCACTCGAGGCTCGACGTGCGCAGTCGACGCAACACGCTCGTGAGAGTGTGGAGCGTCTGAATGTACATGTCAAGCGTCACGAGTTCAGCGAGTGGACCATCGTTCTGGTCCTAATTGTCCATGTCTCCATGACCGCGTGGGCGGCCGTTGGGGCGAACCTCTACTACCCGAGGTATGAAGAGCTTACCAGCATAGTCAGCTGGGTGAACATGGCTCCACAGACTGTCCTTAGGTGGATTCCGATCACTTGCCCTATGTGGTCCCACCGTCTTGTCCTAGTCGCGTCGGCGGCCCTCTGCATTTGGTGGGTCCTCGTGTACCTCGATCGGAGGTGCATTTGGCGCGTCTTTTCGACCTATCGTGTCCGCTTTCTCAGGTGGGCCGACCGGGAGGACTACCCCGACCTGCGTGCTGATGTCAATGCCCTTCAGGACATGAAGCACGCCAATCCCCTGTACTGCTGGGTCGAGTATTCGAGCTTGACCGTGCAGGGGACAGCGCTCATCTCTGCGGAATTGCTTGCGCAGTTGTCGACAACGAAGTATCAGGACCCGTTGATGGACTACGACACTGCCAAGTTCAAGATCATGAACGCCGTGGCGACCTGCCAAGGCGTGAACATTGACCGCTACTCGCCTTTCCGAGGATCGAACATTGCACTGGATACTGTCATCGTTGCCCTAGCCCTATGGCGACAGTCCAAGGATGCGTTCGAAGAGATGGGTTTCGGCCTTCGCCCGTGTTAGAAGCACGTCGTCGTACGGTATTGTACGGATATAGGTATACTGAAGTCGCCTTGGATTTACAGCCCACTGCTGAATTCGAGGTGAGCCCTGGGAAGTCATCAGACCCCAGTGTACGCCCTATTATGTCCGTCAGCCTCGGTCCCCACGTAGAGGGGGTGGTCATGCCTAACCCTGACCTTGGCCATACCGACACGACTATCGCGGGTGCTACCAAGCGAATTGCCTCAAAACTGCCTAGCATAGATAAAGTTCTACTAAGTGAGTTTCGGCAGTTTGTCTATGAGTACGTCAGTGCAACATACGCGCCCCTCAGCCCGGACGCAGACCTGACCGTGAAGACCTGGCTTTCAAAGACCCACTACCCCGAATGGCGCAAAGAGGAACTGCGCCAGGTGTGGGCAAAAACAGACGACCCCAGACACCCGAAGTATCGTAAGGTGAAGGGGTTCGGGAAACTTGAGAAGTACCCGGTCCCGAAACACACGCGAGGAATCCACTCGCGTGACGACGTCTTTAAGTGCTTGGTTGGCCCCATGTTCAAGGCCATCGAGGAGGTGGTGTACAAGGATCCACACTTCATTAAGCACGTGCCAGTCGCTGAGCGCCCAGCCTACATCAAGTCTATGCTTGATCAGATGGGAGTGCGCCCATTCACCAGTGACTATACAAGCTTCGAAGCCATGTTTGCTGCAGAGCTCATGGAGGCTTGCGAATTTGTGCTCTATTTCCATATGATCAAGAATCTCCCCGAGGGTCGACTCCTCGAGGATGACTGTAAGGAAACACTAACCGGCGAGAACACTATCTCGTACAAAACATTCCAACTGCGGATCTTAGCGCGCAGGATGTCCGGCGAAATGAGCACCTCCCTCGGTAATGGTTTTACCAATCTCATGTTGTACCTGTTCTTGGCCAAGAAAGCTGGGGCGACTGAGGTGAGGGGAGTAGTCGAAGGTGACGACGGTCTGTTTATTACCAACGGACCCGCCCCCACCACCGGGGATTTCGCGCGACTAGGCGCGAACATCAAATTGGCTAAGGCACCTAGCCTCGAGTCCGCTTCCTTTTGCGGGCTCATATTTGACCCGACTGACCTCGTTAACATCACCGATCCCCTAAAGACTCTCGCTGAGTTTGGATGGGGTGATCCGAGGTACGCCGGTTCCCCGAAGAAAGCAGCGCCTTTACTGCGCTGCAAGGCGTTGAGCCTAGCCCACCAGTATCCAGGCTGTCCCATTGTTCAGAGTCTTGCTTTTTATGGCTTGCGCGCA